CTTATAATAGTTTCGGTGATAAACTTCACCTACCACATAACGCTGAGGTATTCTTAGGAACACCACGTTATGCTAACATAGGATTAGTTGTTAATTTCTAAGTAATTTTAGGGGGGATTAATTTCCCCCCTTTTTACAAAAAAACACTTGACAAGTGTAGGTTTTTTTCCGTATATTCATACTCAATGAAGATATTAAAATACTTTATAAATAAATTTTACAAACATTGTCCCACGTGTCATTGTGGATACAAAATGAAACCTAGTGATTTCAGAAAAGAAGAATATAGTTGGATGTGTGTCTTTAAAAAAAAGTGTGGATTACAGGCTTATGAAACACTAAACGGGACTATACATTATTTTAAATAATTGCCGATTTTACTTGACTTGTATTGGTTTTTTGTCTTATATTTAGGTATGAAAAATAAAGGAAATATAATGAAAAGAGATGTTGATTTTGTTGTTGAGAACCCTCAATTTAGTTTAAAAGATGGTGAGTTTATGTTTGATACTTGGACTGGTCTAGTGTGGCCTGTTACTGATGAAGGTAAATTAAATGTTAAGGATGACGCTGTTCACATTACTGATGTTACAGATGAGTTTATGGAAAGTTTAGATAATTGGGATAAACGACATTTAGAAGCCTGGGTTATGAGAATGCATGACTTCGGTGGTTTAGATAAGAGTAATCTATGAGTTATTTAGATAGTTTACTTACAACAGGTTTTGATGAGGACAACGAGTTGATTAAATCTGAAGAAAAAGAAGATTTAAGTAATGAGGAAGCTCAAATATCTGAGTACACACACGACTTAATAGAAACAAAAGAATTTATCAAATATGGCTAATATTAGAATATCCCCTAGTGTAGCTTTTAGACCTCGTAAAGCTAA